ATGACGATTATCAGAGATAAAAAGCAGCTGATCATGAAAGGCAAGCTAACCCGCTGGGACGGCAGCTATTACAATTATGAGATACCGGCACTTGCCAAAACAGAAGCAAAGGCAGCGAAAGAGGAAATCATTTTTAAGGATGAATTTAAAAAAAGGCAAGAGGATATTAAAATTCGGTTATCGGCTGGTGAATACATAGAGGAGATTCTGGGGCCAACACCGCAAATAGCTGACTACCCAAAAAGTAAAATAAAAGAATACAAGAAAAAATATGATGAAAACATAGCAAAAGCCAAAGGACTTTTTAAGCCAAAAACTCAAACACGCAAGGATAGGCTTTTTAACAGCGTATGCGAGGACTTTTTAAGCAGGTATGTAGATGTTAAAGAATCCACAAAAAAGACGAAGGAAGACGATTTAAAGCGCCCTGTAGCAAGGTTTGGGGATAGGGATATCGTAACAATCACGTCGGAGGAGCTACAGGAATACATATGGCAGCTTGATTATGAGATTTCAGAGAGGTCGGTTAAGAAAATATTTTACGCAATGAATCCGGTCTTTCAGCTTGCTGTAGAAAAGGGATACATTCCTGCAAATCCCATGAGCAAAGTAAAACGAAGAATTAACAAGGATAAACCAAGAGAGGAAATGAAAATATGGGAACCGGATGAATTTCAGCTGTTCCTGGATGAGTTCCCAGAAAAAGACCGTTTTTATTATTTCTTTGAATTTTTATATTTCATGGGGACTAGATCGGGCGAAGCAAACGCCCTTACATGGAACGACATCCATTTCAATGAGAACACCGTGGAAATAAAAAAATCCGTATCTTTCAAGCTGCGTCCATATAAAATAACATCACCAAAGAATCCGAATGCACACAGAAAAATATCAATGCCGAAAAGGATACATGAATCATTAAAAGAGTTATACAAGCTGCAGAAGGAGTATGAGGGATTCACACTGGATTGCTTTGTGTTTGGCTTTGACAAGCCGCTGGACCCGGAAACTGTACGCCGGGTAAAGCGTGAAAAAGTAAAAGCGGCCAATGAAAAGGATGAAAATAAGAATAAACAACTTGAATTGATCAGAGTACACGATTTCAGGCACTCTCACGCGAGTTATCTAATAAATAACATGTCTGATCAGTTTACAGATTTTGACGTCGCAAAGCGACTGGGAGATACGGTACAGACACTGCACAATACATATGCGCACTGGTTTAAACAGCGTGATAAGAGTATCATTGATTTTATGGATAAAGATGCATGTAAAAAAAAGGATGATGATTTTAAGAGAACGAATGCAATACGATATGATGAACTGAAAGCACTCAAAGAATTATTAGATAATGATATAATTACAAAAGAGGAATTTGAAATAAAAAAGAAAGAGTTTTTAGGAATATAAAAAGGATGAGTAAATTCATCCTTTATTATATTGTCTAAAAAAGGTAAATAATTCATTTAAAGTTATTCTGTGATTATGTAAGAATTCGTTAAACCAGAATTCCATAGACTTAGCATCGTCAATTTCTGATTGAGTGCAGTTGCCATCTATTATCTTATCTCTATTCAGCGAATAAGTACACTTTTTGTCACTTGTGCTGGCGATTACTTCGTTAGGCGGTAAAATGGAGATTTCAATGTTTTTATCAAGTTTACTTGTATAAATAATGCCTTCATCTTTACCGGGAATATATAGTAGATTTTCTGTATTTACGTTAAAGTCAACATTTATATAGTTTTCTCCTTTGGAAATTTCAACATCTTTTAATATCGCTGCTTTAATATCGTCATAATCACGAGGTTTTTGTAATTTATATTCTTTTAAAGCCTGATCGATGATGGACTTACCTTCCTTTTTAGCAAAATATTCAACGCTATCTCTGAATTCGTTTTCAGATAAACCTATATTGGATAATATCTCTTTGTAATCTTTTTTCACATCATCTAATGCTGCCCCATCGGAAGAAGAAATTATCTCATCATTTACATCCTTTACAAAATAATTTGTTGCCTGTGAATCTTCCATATAAGTTATATTACCGCTTTTACCATTATCAACATCAACACTTATTATCGCATCATTGTCATCATTATAAAGTATGACTTCATAGTTATAATTAGGCTCTTTAAGGATTCTAGTGCATTTTTTTTCAACACCATCAATATTATAACAAGAGTTGTTTACATCTCTGTAATCTCCGTTAATATCCCTATAATTAACTAAAATTTTGGAGCTATAATTTTTTAATGATTTATAAGATTGCTCAGGTGTTTTTGTTGTAGCACAACCACCTATAAATATTGATGCCAAAATGCCATATGTAAATAGTTTTTTCATTTTATTTCCCTCCATACTATTTATTTCATTATAGCATAAGAATATTAAACATGGAAAATATTTCCAATTCATACAATATATGTAAAAATTAACATTAAAATGTTATAATATATACACATGTTTTGCAAAAGGTGCCATAAACGGGAGAACGCAAGCATATGTCAGAAGATGAATATAGAAATTGTATTATCAATATGATTACACAGATTCATTCATTAGCTGTACTGCGCCGGATTTATACATATGTAATGCATTACTATACCAAATAACAAAAGGCGAGGAAAACCTCGCTTTTTGTTGTGGTTATTTTATATACTAATGCTTTTGGTCTGTACGAAGTTCCTTTTTTAAAATGGACAGCAGCTTATTCAATATCACCTCCGCAAACTCAGACCGTTCCTCTTTTGACATATCAAGATATGCCTTTATCAAATATAGATCTATCTCATTCAGATCATATTGCATTGCTAGGTCGTCCAGTGCAGCATCGGGTGTTTCAAACATTTCACCTTTTCCCTCAGTAAGCCATAAGTAATTAACGTTATATGTTTTGCATATTAAATTAGCAACAATATTTGTAAGTTTATTTGTTCCTTTTTCAATAGATGAAATAGAAGATGTTTTCATGCCTAGTTTTTCACCAAATTTTCCTTGACTTAATCCTAATCGCTCACGTAATTCTTTAACACGGTTGTTTGCACCCATCCAGATACCTCCATTATTTAATTATATTATACAACAAAAAGACGAGGCTTTTCATTCCTCGTCTTTTTGTTGTATTTTTTTTGCAAACGTTTGAAAAAAATTTTGTACTGCTTTTCGTTCTTCCTTCGATGATTCCAGATATGTTTCAATTAAAGCTCTGTCATCTTTGTTCAAATCAAATTGTTCCACAACTTCATCAATGATGGTTTCCGGAAATGCCGTGAACATATCCACATCAGCACCTTCTGCAAGCCAAAAGTAGTCTACATTGAATTCTTTGCAAATAAGCTTTAGCGTTTGTTCGGATGGGTTGGTTGTTCCTTTTTCAAACCCAGATATAGATGATTTTGAAATGGCAAGTCTGTTTCCGAATTTTTCCATAGATAGGTTGAGGGTTTTTCTAAGAGTATAAATTCTATCTTTTAATTCCTTCGCATTAGCCTCTTTTTCCATATTGTCCTCCTTTCTGCTCATATAATATGCCTAATATAAAAATAAGTCAAGTTACAGAACAAAAAAATGTTGACAAAGTTAAGTAACGGAATTATAATGTAAACGTACAGAACGAAGGAGGTAAATAAATGACAGCAGAAGAAATGCGCAATGACCAGAAAGAAATCTATGAGCTGGCCGCAATGCTTTATGAAGCAAAGAAACGGAATCCGAATATCAGCCATGACCTTAACGTTTTCTTCAAAGGATTATCTATTGGCGTAAACATTAGCAACGGATTCCAGTCACCGGCAGTTTAAAGAAAGGGGCGTGAAAGGATGAAACAATTAAATATCCCGGTATATGTAGGGAATAAGGAAATTTGCAAGGAATTTAATTGTTCTCCTGCTACGGCGGTAAAAATCATGAAGAATGTCAAAGTTGCAAACAAAGATAAAAAGAATCCATACGAGAGAAAGGTGCCGCTTTCTTGGGTACTGGAAATGTATGGAGAATGATGAGAAAGGAGAATGAAAAGATGGAAAATGAATTAACTGCACACAGAATAGAAAAAATGGCAAAAGATATATCTGAAATCATTATTGAAAAAGGCTTATCAGAAGGAGAAATGGTTTTACTACTTAAAATAGTAAAATGGAAATCAGCTGAAATGATGGGCAAAAATCAGTTAACGGTCAAAACAGACGATGAAGATTTAGATTCGGTTATAGAGGGTACAGGAATGTTTACGGCAGCATTAGATTTATATGAGCATATAAAAAACCTTGATCGGAGTCAAGCGCAAGGTGCACTAGAAATGACCAAGATTCTTTATGGTGTTTATAGATAATCATCTGGCTTTTCAGTCACATTTTCAATGTAACAAATCTGATTGACATTGATTTCATATATTCGATTTTTATTCTCAATATGTAGAAATGATGTAGTATCCAAATTTCTGATGTTATATGACAGAAATTCAAAGAAGGAAGTAAATGCTGTGTCGGACAGTCTTGTTCCTTCGATAGTTGCATCATTGCTTACTTTGATTTTGGAACCGTCAATGAAATAGATATTGATTTTCATAGTTTCACCCCCTTTCCATACAGGTAAATAATATCATAGGGAAAGAATCGTAACAAATAAAAAATAATTGAAAGGAGAATACATATGCAAGACACGCTGAAAGCTTTAGAATACTATAAACGAAGAGAACTGGAAGCAATGGAAAAAGAAGATAAAAAGGGCTTCCCTGTCATAATTGAAAAAGATTCGTACTTTGCAAAAGAGATATCTTATCAGACTGTATTGCTTAAGGAAATCATTGAAAACCAGATGAAGGAGCATAGGAGTTATATCCCCGCAAAAGATTCTTTACAAGGTTGTGAACAGGCAGCTGTCAAGGAGACTTTGAGGGAGATACTTGATCAGCTGAAAAAGTTTAATATCGTGAAAGGAAATGACATATGAAATGTAATGTAGAAATCAAAACGATAGCACAGTATAAGTGCTTGCAGCATTTAGAGGACTGGGGATTGTCTGTAAAGAAGTTGTATGTAGAATTATTTGCAAACAATGCTGTAAAGGTTACAGATTGTACCGGCGAAACTATGGTCTTAAAAATGACAACGGACGGAAAGATTCTAGAGGATGAGATTCCTGCGGAGATTGCCCATGCGTGACAACTTCCGCCGGTTGCTGATCGGTGTAGCTTTTCTTGGTCTTGGCATCTATACGACCATATGGAGCAACGTGCAAACAGAAGAGATAGAAAGGCTGCAGCTGCTGAACAGAGTAACAAACGAGGAATTACAGATGGTCCGGCAGGTTGTGAAAGAGCAGAATGCTGAACTGCAAGAAAAGAATAAGGAAATCGCGAAGCTGGAATCACAACCAAAATGAACAGCTCTGCCTGGTGAGTTTAGGATAACATACTATGGCATGGATATTACATCAGCAACCGCTAGTGGAGCTGATCCAGAAATCGGAGTGACTATTGGTGTCGATCCTAATGTAATACCATACGGCACTATCGTGTTAATCAATGGTAAGGAGTATATTGCACAGGATACAGGCAATTACACAGGTAACCACATTGACATACTGTGCGAATCAGAAGCTGTGGCAGAGCGACTAGGGACATATAACACGCAGGTATATATAAAAAAATAATGGAAGGAGATAACGGTATGCCATTACGTATATTTTTCAAAGATTATGATGATATGGAACGGCGGATCTTCAATGGAAATCTGTATCAGTGCGTAAAGTCATATCTATCAAAACTGGTAGAAGAGGAAAGAGATGCAGTCTATGAAGAAAAGTTGAATACAAGACGTGCGATCCTTTGCTTTGAATTTCAATTCGATGATGGAATGATATTGAATGATGAAAGACTGGAAAAATCGTCAGAAGATGATGCATGTATATTACGACATATTATCATGCAGGCATACGAGGAAGCGAAACAGGAAATGAGATACGCAAAGGATGCACCGCAGACGATAAAACAGATGCAGAGGGAGCTGCTGCTGGAAATACAGGAAGCAGACAAGAGCAATGACATACGCGTCGCTCTGTGCAGTGATTCCATCTTCATGCTGATCACAAATAAAAGGCACTATGTCGGAGCTTATAGAATCGATGAGAACATGAAATATAAGCACCAGATAAAGGTGTATGATGATATGCTCAGTGCAATCAGAAGAGTATAAAAAAAGAATGTTTAACCTGACAAGCACAACATTCTTTTTATAGTGAGCAGTTGACTATTCAACTTACTTTTATTGTACCATAAAGTGTCTAAAATGCAAGCAAATAAAGGTATTTTGAATAGTCCTTACCGGCCTTGAAATGGATATTAACAAAACGACGGAAAAGGAAGAGATGCATGAAGAAACACAATAGACAACGAGGACGACCGACAATGCAGCGCTATCTCGACTATGACTATGAAAGGGCATTTGATACACAGGCAAGTATGTTGTCAGAATCTCAAATTGAACGTGCCTTAAGAAACGGAAAGATAAAAAGCGTGTACGCTACAAAGTCAATCTACTCAGGAACACAGTTGGAAGTGGAAATATATCCGGAGTTTACAAGATGGAGTCAGATCCCGATTGGGAGAAGGAAACCGACAAAGGAGGAGATGCAGAACCTTAATGATAAGAATGCCAGAAAGCATGTGATCCGTCTTTTAAATGCTAACTTTATGACAGGTTACTGGATTACCTTTACGTATACCAAAGAACCAGAATCATTGGAAGAAGCATTGAAAGATATCCGGAACTTTTTCCGCCGTGTGAATGAACGCTTGAAGAAGCAGGGGAAGCCCAGGGCAAAGTACCTTTACATCACGGAATGGCAGGAAGATGAAGTACGTTGCCATCATCATTTTGTAATAGATCGAGGATTGACGATGGACGAACTTAACAAGTTGTGGAAAAAGGGCAGACGTAATGAACTACGGCCGATCGATTATAACGAAGATGGTGTTACTGGAATGGCGAACTACATTACCAAAAAGCCACGTGGAAAGCGCAGATGGAATACGAGCCGGGGCAACTTGAAACAGCCGACCATCCGGAAGAATCACTCAACGTTCAAGCGAAAGCATGCGCGTGCCATGAAAGAGGACTTTTCCGCGATCGAGCGAATGCTACGTCAGGAATACAAAGGCTATGTGTTTAAGGATGCACAAGTTTTTATCAATCAAGTAAATGCAGGGATATACATATATGCGCAGCTGCGTAAATGGGACCCGTTAAAGGATGGCGATAACAGCGCGTGAAAATGTAATGCGGAAGTGCAGCATGTGTGGTGAATATAAGCCAGAAAGTAATTTTCGATTTATGAAAAAGCAGAATCGGCACAATGCGTATTGCAAGGATTGCGAACGCTGGTATAACGCGAATTACAAACGGCTCAGACGAGAACGATAGATGAACAAAGGAGAAGAGGATATGACAGAGAAAGAGTTTTTAAAAGCAGGTAAGCTGATCAAGCAGCACAACATGGATATATCGCAGATAACAAAGTGCGTGAATTTATTCCTGGAAGAATCACATGTGTGCGAACAGGAGATGGTGAACTATTTGGCTAGAACGGTGGAAATGCCGATAGAAGTGGAACAAGCATTCAAGGGTGCATTTCTGACATGCGAAAAAATCACTGTACGTGATTACAGTGATGTATATGCGCTGCTGAGAAAATATGATGCAGGAGATAAAGGGTTGTTACTTTATCTGGATACTGGCGCAATGATGCCGGCTGACGATATGATCAATTACCTATCATCTGCAGGCTATGAGCTGATTATAAGACCTAAAAGGACGAAGGTAGCAGCTGGTCAGTTATCAGCGAGAGATTGCGGGGTGGAGCTATGAGACTTTCCAGCGATTTTTTTAACGCCAAGTATGCTATGGAGTATAACCGTGTAATGGCTGTAGCGGCCGCAGAAGTTATCGTCATTCACAGCACAGATCAAGCTGGAATGGGATTTATATGCAAATACAGAGCAACAGGACTATCGGGAGATATGGATTTCACGGTTTCAAAACGTGATTACCTAACAATCGCCAAGCTCGGTGAATTCGATTTAACAGTAAAAAGTAAGAAGATAACTGTTAAGTCAAGTAAAGCAAAATTCGTTTTGACAGATATGGTGGATATACATGTGGAAGAACCAGAAACAGGAGATATGGAGAGCTTATCAATCACACCTGCAGAAATAACAGATGGGAAAGAATTTATCGGATACGACAAAACAAAAGTGCAGATGAATGGTGTCACAGTATTTCCAGAAGGCATCATTGCCGCAGACGGAGCGTCATTTTATATAAAATACAAAAGATCAGGTTTGAAAGGTAAAATCAATATTCCGAAAGAAAGTTTACAGTATCTGGAAGAAGATGCAGTAGCTGCTACGGACGGAAGAGTGGCGGTGTTTGCAAATGGAAATCGGATGTTTTACACGTCTTTGATAGCAACCGCTCTATACGATCCGACGAAAGACGAACATAAAGAGCCGCTAGTAACGTTAAAGCTGAATATATCAGAGCTACTTGCCGCAATCGACATGGTAAAGGGATATACAAAAGCGGTGAAGCTGCAGATGAAAGATGGCGTCCTGCATGTTAAAAGCTCACCAAAACCGGGAGAAGAAGATCATGAAATAGATATTGTGGTGGAAGTGCAGGAGTATCACGGGAAGGCGCTGTGTATGCGTATGGATGCAGACAGACTGAAAAAAGCGATTCGCGGAACTGAAAGTGGAATCATTGGGTTTACAAAAACGAACGTAGTGACACATGACGAAAAAGAAGATGTGTATAAGATTGCGATGTTATATGCAAGTAAAGATACGGAGGTAGTGGCATGAGTTTAATGGATATGTTAAAGGTGGAAGAACCGGAAGTAAAGGAAAAGAAAGCAGTTAAACCGAAGCTGAAAAAGGAAGTTACTGAGAAAACGCAGCAACCCGCAGAAGGGAAAGCCGAGCAACCGAAAGCCAAAGGGACGGAGAAGGAAGCATCCGGAAAGAAATATACGTTCCCGTTCATCCTTTGGATGGACCGTCAGCAGCAGGATGTATCACACATTTTTGAGGTAGGAAAAGAATACAGTGAAAGCGAAATTTCAAACCTTATGCTGGAGCATGGGGATTATGATTTCGGTGGAAAAGTTAATTATGATTATCTTCCGGACAAGAACGTTCTGGCTGTCTCCTTCCAGAAACATTCGAAAGGTTGATCATGAACTATGTATTTGTTGTCGTGGGAGTTGGTGGGACCGGCTCCCTTGTGGCGAGGGACCTGCCGAAAATTATTATGGATTCCGGAAGCAAGATGGTAGTCATAGATGGCGACGTGGTTGAGGAGAAAAACATGAAGCGTCAGGCATACCAGAGCCACGATATAGGCGATAACAAAGCGATAGCATTATCACGGAAGATAAATACCTTTTACGGAGACATATGCGAAGCAATTGACGGATATGTTACAAAGAACGAGATTGTTGAATTGCTGAAATCAAAATATAAAGGATGCCCGCCGGTCCTGATCGGATGTGTGGATAACGATAATACGAGAGTATTGTTGGAACAGACGTTCCAGCAGCTTCCTGAATGTGTATATATAGACTCGGCGAACAGTGAATATGATGGAAATGTCTATGTTGCTTTAAAATATCACACCGGCAAAACAGAAGGAAAGTTGCGTAGCCAGACATACCAGCTGAAAGATGATGTACATCCGACAGAAAAAAACTGTGAGGAACAGACAGCTGCCGGAAACATGCAGTATATGATCACGAATCTGAAAATGGCTACCGCTGTACTGGAGCATATTTATCTATTGGGGCAGGGAAAAGTGAAACGAGGTGTTACCGTTGTACGAAGATTTGAGGAAGTACATACAGATCCAGAAGCAGGAGCTTAAACATGGATCATATGGATGGACGATTAAAGAAATGTGTGAGTACTGCAAAGATGAAGAACTGGTAAATGAGTTGCTGCAAGGATTCAAAAACATAGAATATTTGGGTTATTGCCAGGACGATATGAATATGTTTAGCGGTATGTTGGACGATATTCATATTTCGGATGCACTCGGGACAGAAGACAGCATAATGCTGAAAATTATGATTGGCTGCCTTACAGATGAATTCATTCTGGAAACCGATAATAGTGGATACCTTACACAGTTCGCAAGATATACACGGCTAGGGCGGCAGCTGTATGGACGTAAACAAAATATTTTAACCGAATACACAGAAAAAAACTGGCACGATTTTTCGGAATTATGGGCATATATGCCGGATGGATATCGGAAAATGACAGATGCGGAAGTGATAGAAAAATGGAATTCAGAGGAATTCTGGTCTGATTTTGATGAAATAAATGCACGTACTGGAATTTTGATAGTAGACGAAAACATGCGTAATATAGACGAATTAGAAGTACTGATCGAAAGGTTTGCATTTGAAGAGATCGTACCTGGAATGTATTTCAGCGGAGTAAAATATTGGGCAGAGAGTTATGCAGATATAGAGGTTTACAACAGCATCGAAGAAGAATTCCGGATGGATTTTCTGAATATGTTGCAAGCTCAGAAAAAAGTACGCACATTAGAGCCTGATCTGTTTATAGGAATGAATCAAGACGGCACAAAAAATATCGCAACAAAGCTTCGCGAAAATATGAATGTATGTGATACACGAAGAGAGGTACTGCTGTAATGGAAGAAATGATTATAAGATTAACTGACCGTAGCAATGATGCTGAAATACTGGTGCATGACTGCGTAAAAGACAAGGATATTTTTAAAGCAGTTAGTATAAAGGATCTTGTTTGCAAAATGAAAAAGACGTTTCCTGAAGCTACAGATATCGATAATTACAAAGAAGATATGATAACGATAGACGAAGACGTCATTGCTGTGTCACCGAAGTGTATCGTTGTCAAACAGCCAGAGCATAAAGAAATTGTAATGTATGCAGGAAAAGCGTTTGAAATAAATTATCCGAATTCTATCTATGCAATAAAGCATAGTGAACAGAAGGTGAAGGATATCGTGGCATATTGTTATAAAAAGTTAGAAGGCATGCAGACGCAGTTATACCGGCATGCAATGCCAAATATGTTTTATGACGATAAAATCTGTATGGGAACCGCAGATAGAAAAATCGAACCAAAGAATTATAAAGTGGCGTTGAATCGCATACTGTACACACAGTTTACACATGCGAAACCGGATAATATAAAAGGATTCGAAGGAACATCAGATTACTTCCGATATCTGCAGGAACATGAGTTTCCGTATGACAGATTATATAATGCTAATAAAACATTAAAACAAATGGTGAAGGAATTATGAACTATCTTGAATTTATTCGAAGTAAGATCGAGCAGGCGCCGGTTTCCGGATTTGATATAGATACCGGAGAGCTGCATCATGTCTTGCTGCCGCATCAGAGGGATATCGTTAAATGGCTGGTAAAAGGTGGTCGGCGGGCGTTGTTTGCGTCATTTGGGCTTGGCAAAACGATAATGGAGTTGGAGTATTGCAGGATCATAACGCAACACGAGCATGGAAAAGCATTGCTCATTATGCCACTGGGCGTAAAACAGGAATTTGTACATGATGCAGTGCAGCTGCTCGATATGAACAGACCAACATACGTTACCTGCATGCAGGATATCAGGGTCTGCGATAACGATATCATGATCACGAATTATGAGCGTGTCAGGGATGGAGATATAGACCCATCATATTTCGTGGCAGTGTCACTGGATGAAGCTTCTGTACTACGTTCATTCGGATCAAAGGTATATCAGACGTTTATCGACAAATTCAAGGGTGTGAAATACAAGATTGTCGCAACAGCAACACCATCGCCAAACAGGTACAAAGAGTTGATACATTACGCCGGCTTTTTGGAGATTATGGATACCGGACAGGCTCTTACACGATTCTTCAAACGTGACAGCACGAAAGCAAATAATCTGACACTGCTACCAGCTCAGGAGGATGAGTTCTGGATGTGGATGTCTAGCTGGGCAATATTTGTCACAAAGCCGTCGGACATTGATCCGCAGTACAGCGATGCCGGTTACGACCTGCCGGGAATGGATATCCGGTGGCATAAACTGAAAATAGAGCATGGCGATATTGTCGGGAAAAATGGCGAATATCAGCTATATCAGGATGCTGCTGGATCTCTGCAGGATGCGGCGCAATTAAAACGCGAGAGCCTGCAGCAGCGCATCGCCAAAGCTAAAATGATTATAGATGCGGATCCGAATGCTAACTTTGTAATATGGCATGACCTGGAAGATGAACGAAAGACTTTAAAAAAAGCCGTCCCGGAAACAGTGGATATCTACGGATCAATGGACATCGACACCAGAGAGGAACGGATCATTGACTTCTCAGAAGGTCGAACAAGAGTATTCACAACAAAGAAATCTATGTCCGGATCCGGATGTAATTTCCAGAAGCACTGTCACCGTGCTGTATTTCTGGGGATAGATTACAAGTTCAATGATTTTATACAAGCAATACACCGTATCTATCGGTTCTTACAGAAAGAACAGGTGATTATCGATGTCATATACACGGAAGATGAAGAAAACATAAAAACAGCCCTGCTGGAGAAGTGGAAGAACCACGACCACCTTGTAGATAAGATGGTGGAGATAGTACATAAATACGGTTTAAGTGAAGCAAACAAAGAAGCATTTATGAAAAGGAAAGTGTGGGATGAAACAGTGAAGATAGAAGAGAAGCTGTACACGGCTGTTAATGACGATTGTGTACAGGAAACAAAAAGAATGGATGAAAACAGCATTGACCTGATCCACACGTCGATTCCGTTTTCAAATCATTATGAATACACGCCGACATATAACGATTTTGGGCATAATGAAACGACAGCAGAATTCTTCCGGCAGATGGACTTTCTGACGCCGGAGCTGCTGCGCATCTTAAAGCCTGGCCGTGTTGCGGCAATACATGTAAAGGACAGGGTACTGTTTGGCAATGCGACTGGCACCGGCATGCCAACAATAGAGCCGTTTCACGCCTTATGCATTGAGCATTATACAAAACACGGATTTCAGTATTTCGGCATGATCACCATTGTAACGGATGTCGTGCGGGAAAATAATCAGACGTACCGGTTGGGATGGTCGGAGCAGTGCAAGGATGGTAGCAAGATGGGAGTAGGGTGTCCAGAGTACGTATTACTATTTCGAAAGCTTCCGACGGACAGAAGCAATGCATACGCGGATGAGCCAGTCGTAAAAAGCAAGGAAGAGTATGGCCGGGCACAGTGGCAGATCGACGCGCATGGCTACTGGCGCAGCTCCGGAGATAGACTGCTGACAAAAAAAGAGATCCTGCAGATGGATATAAAAGACCTGCAAAAGGCATACCGCAAATACTCACGAAGTAGTGTATATGATTACCATGAGCATTGTGAGATAGCGCAGCAGCTGGATGTACAGGACAAACTGCCGGCATCTTTCATGGTCGTTGCACCAGGCAGCTGGACAGATGAGGTGTGGGACGATATCAATCGTATGCGGACGCTCAACACAGAGCAGAGCCGGCGGCAGGTCCAGATGCATGTATGCCCTTTACAGTTGGATATTGTAGAGCGGATCATAAACCGCTACAGCAATACAGGTGATACTGTGCTTGATCCATTTGCCGGCTTGTTTACAGTACCAATGATGGCCATCAAGATGGACCGAAAAGGATATGGTATCGAGCTGTCACAGGACTACTTTCGTGATGGAGTAGGTTACTGTAAGGATGCACAGGATCAGAGAGACATGCCGAGCTTGTTTGATTTTACAAAGGAGGAAAACAGAAGTGGATGAAAAAGAAAAGAATATTGTCATAAAAGCTATGGATGCATGCGCAGAGCTAGATAGCATGATAGGGCAGCCGTGCTCCGCAAAAGACTTGTATAAGCTTGTAGACGATATCAAACCGGCATTAGATCGTATGATGCCTAAAATGATATGTGTTGATACGTTGAAAAGAGATGTTAAAATAGGCTGCGCAATATTTAAAAAAGGAACTACTGTAATCGCAAAATGCCCGACCTGCGGAATTTGGGTGAAAAAGTCAGACAAATATTGTGGGGAGTGCGGGCAGGCTTTGGCACCGGATGAGCGTGGAAAGTTTTTATCCTGGGTAAATGCCAGAGAATGGGGGAAGATATACGACCCAATGCTTGAAAAAGAAGTCATGACCTACTGTTCGCAAGGCGCTCCGGCATTTGACAGCTATACAGCGCCGTTTATGAATGATGATGGAGATATCATATATCATCGCTTCGATCACGATGCAGGAGGGTGGACGAACATAACCTATTATCTAATGGAAGGTGAAGAATACCGCTATCTTAGACTAATTGGCAAAGAGCCGGAGTTTAGATTATAGGTAGAAGAGATATGGGGAAAACAAGCTACAGGGACCGCCAGCAGACGCGCCATATCAAATACAAGACCAAAGGAAAAAAGCAAACACTGCCGATCAAGGATGAGAAAGAGCTGCACAGGATATCAAAATATCTATTGGTAAAGCGTGATCGTGCAAAGCAGAAAGGGCAGCTGAGACGATATGAAACATATTATCGCAATTATATGCTGTTCATGGTCGCAATAAACGTGGGCTTTAGGACCGAAGACCTGCTGCAGCTGGAAGTGGGTGACATCATCGGTGGCCATATGCACATTAAAGAAAACAAGACGGGGAAACAACAGATATTCCCGCTGAATAAAAAATTTGTGCAGGACGTCCAGAAATACGCTGACACGCTTGGCCTGACGGAACATGAATATCTGTTCCCGTCGCAAAGAAAGGACGGTGTGATACGAGCAATCAGCCGCCAGCAGGCCGACCGCATCATGGATGATATAAAAAAAGAATGCAACATACCGTATAACTTCGCGATGCACAGCCTGCGTAAAACGTTTGGATACATGTACTATAAAAATGGTGGTAAGCTGCTGACACTGCAAAAAATGTATAACCATAGTGATTCTTCGACGACGCTGTTATACATCATGTGGGATGCAAATGATGTCCAAAAGACACGCCAGTCTATTTATATAGGAGGATAAAGAATGCCAAAAGAAGATGAATGGATATCGGTAAAAGAGATGATGCCGATCTTTGCAGGATATGCAGTATTAGCAACGTTAGAAAACGTATATGGACAGCGGAAAGTAGAAAAGATATTTACAGGATATGGATATGGTAAGCAATGGCATTGCAATAATAAATGTATCGACAGGGAAAATTGGAAAGTAATCGCATGGCAGGAGCTGCCGGAAACGTACAAAGGAGAGTAGAAAAGATGCTGAAAAAGCTTAGATCATGGATAACACAGAAAGGGAACAGGCTATGAATGAATATCAAGAGTTATATGAAGGTATCGAACTGATGTGCCTATGCACAGATACATACGAAGATGCGGAAGAATATCTGAAACCATTAAGAGAGTTAATTGAACATTACATAGTGTTGGAAGATGCATTCACAAGAGCATGCGAACATATCAAATATGAGAATGCAGAAGGAAAGATGGACGATACATCTGCATGTCCAAAATCCATATATGCCTTCACACCAAACCGCTGCAGGAAAGATAAATGCAGGATGTCAAACGAGAAGTGCTGGAAAGAGTGGTTTTTATACCTGGCAAAGCAGAAAAATCGGAAATGAAAAAGTTTGCACATATTTTTTGATAAAGGGCACCGTGAAATGAGCGTAAAGACTTTATACATCAGCTATTACACACATCATGAGACATCCAAAAATACGTTACAGTTTTATAGTGTATGTAACATATTTAAAGAGGAGGAAACAAGGAAAATGACACTGGAAGAAGCAATGGAAATCATGCAAAACATCATCGTTGAGAAAACAACCTATCTCAATACACTGGAATACGAAGCCCAGCGGATGAAGGAAACGGATCTGCACGCTGCATCGATCGAAACAGAATTAAGAAAGACCAGAGAAGAGATTGCGGCAATGGAGGTTGTCAATGGAAGGCTGCAGGTATACAGGAATATTGCACAACAGGAGGGAATAAGGCGATGAATTATGATGAATTTAGAGATTCTCATGATATGGAATTTCATGGGAAGCTATATAAGATAGTGTTGAATCTATGCCAATATAGAGATAAGGAAACGAAAGTCAGCTGTATCAGAGCGGAGGTATACGATGAGGAGAGCGAGGGGCTGAGAACGATTTGCGCACCGTGCACGGAATTTAAATTTCCAGAAAAGAAAGCTGCATGCAAAACATGCGTTTATTACGCAAAAGGCTATTGCCATAAATATGAAACTGCCAGAAAAAAAGATGATGAAGCATGCGAATATTATGTTGAATGTGATGAATGATGTCATAACACAGGAGGATGCTGTGGAGGAAGAACGCAGAATGTCAGATACGGCAGTGTATGTGCAAACGCCATTTGATGATATGGTAGTGGTCACATGGGAATCTGGACACGTAGATTCCTACGACGGGTTACAACTGGCCAGAGAGTGGGCGCAGACACCGGACAAGGATGCTTTCCGACAACAATATGGCTTTGACTGGAAGCCATCAGAAACGCTGATCAGAAAGGTGGAGGAAGAGCGTGAGCGAAGACAGGAAGAGAGATAACCGTTTCCGGACGGTGGAGAAATTATTGTATATCCATCATGACTGTGAGAAGACAAGATATCCACAACTGGACAAAGCAATCGACAGGATACGTGATGATAAATACTATCCTATAATAGAGATGCGATACTTCCGGAAGATGAAGATGGATGAGATCATAGAGAAGCTGCCGTATTCAAGAAAGACAGTATATGACAAGCGCAATAAGCTTATTGATCGGATAATAGATGTCATGTATGCGGATGATATCATGAAAGAGATTATGGAAACAAAAAAAGATGCATAAAGTTTTGCATCTTTTTTTACGGAAACATACAGAAGATATATCAAAGCAGTGACAGAAGCTATACGAAAAGGAAACAAAAAGTATACAAAACAGGTGACAGGATGGTGGATTGTCAAAGCTGGCTGTGCTGCTTATAATTTCAGCAATGGCCAGGGAGGTGACTGTATCATAAGCGTATGAAGGATGAAGTATACCAGGACATACTGGCAGGCAATACAGATCGGTTATATACCACACCAGAATGGAAAGAGAAGCGCAAGCAAATATTAAAGCGAGACAACTATGAATGTCAACGCTGCATAGGAAAATATAAAGCCGGTGGACCTTTGAAACGGATAAAGCTGGCCAGGGCAAACACCGTGCATCACAAGGTGGAGATGAAAGATGATCCCACGCTTATGCTGGAGGATGATAACCTGATCAGCTTATGCCATTCATGTCATGACATAATTCACGAGCGTACACCAAAAAAATTCAACCAGCCAAAAAAGAATTTGAATGAGGAGCGCTGGTGACACCCCCCCCGGTCGATTCTCAGAGCAGCGCATCGTCTTGGAAAGCGGGGGTATGGCCACGACTGCGGAAGGATATCGCGCGCATGAGAGGGGTGAGCATATGGCAGCAACCAAAGAAGCGCTGATAAAGGCTGATTTAAAAGGACAATTACAGAGTTTGAAGAAAACGGGAATGTACTTCGATGATTTGATTGAAGACTATATTTATCTGTGGAAATTGAAGAAAAAGCTGCAAAAAGATATCAAACAGATGGGTATCAGATACACGACAGTTAACGGGAATGGTAAAGAGGTTGAGAAAACAAACGACAGTGTAGCAAGCCTGCTGAAGGTCACAGCGCAGATGTTGAAGCTGCTGTCTGATGTAGGATTGACCGAGCCTACGATCGGAGGTGAAGATGATGTAAATGATTACTGTTAAGGAGATAGATGATTACATCACCTATGTCAAGGAACATCCAAAAAAGATCAACAAGAAACGAAAGTGGTTGATTAACAACATCGTATTGCCGACATTGAAAAGGACAGATATATTCTTCGATGAAGGAATGTATCATAACTGTATACGATACTGTGAGAAGAATTATTATCCATTGTTTCCATATCAGAAATTTGTATATGCATTCGTCTTCATGTATATCGATGATACACCATTGTTCAGTACCTTCTTTATTATGATGGGGCGCGGAAATGGCAAAGACGGATTCATGATGCCATTGGCGAATTTCTTACAGACACCACTTTACGGTGTCAAGAATTATCATGTCGATATCGTAGCGAACTGCGAATCTCAGGCAAAGGATTCTTTCAAAGTCGTTTATGACATGTTGCATGAAAATCGTAAATTCTATGGGAAATTCAACGTTACAAAAGAACTGATCACAAATTGTTCAACGCAGTCGGAGCTGCGTTACAATACATCGAATGCTTCAACAAAAGATGGAAAAAAAGGTGGGCTCATACTTTTTAATGAATACCATGCCTATGAAGATAATGATCAGATCAATGTATTCACATCACAGCGTGGTAAAATCAAACATCCCCGTACCATCATTATCACAACGAATGGATATGTGCGCGAAGGACCATTGGATGAAATGTACAATGTATGTTCCGATATCCTAAAAACTGGAATCAATGAACTTGGATACTTCCCGTTTATATGTGAAATTGACGATATCAAAGAAGTGGATATGGAAGGGTTCTGGATCAAAGCGAATCCATCTATGGAATACATGCCAGTCCTGAAAAAGCAAATAAAGGACGACTACAATGAAATGAAGAAATTCCCTTCAAGACGTGCAGAATTCCTTACAAAGCGTATGAATATGCAGGCTCGCAATGATGAAAATACAGTAGCATCATGGTATGACATCATGCGTACGACATTTGAAAATGTGCGATCCGAAGACGATACGACCGGCTTGATACCACGGCGTGTTCCTGTTTTATATGGTAACCCAGCAGTTGGCGGGATAGACTTTGCGGATATCAGGGATTTTGCAAGCGCTGGTTTGTTATTTAAAATCAACGGCGAATATGTATGGATACAAAAGACCTGGATATGCAAGAATTCTCCATTCTTTGAAAGTATTAAATTTCCTGTCAAGAATATAGGGCAATTCGGTTATCGTGATTTTGAGGTGTTGGATACTCCAAGTATACCGCCAGAATTACCGGTTCAATGGATGGTGGAAAAAATGCAGATATTTGATGTGAAGAAGATCATCATGGACACCTATCGATTCAATCTATTGAAAAAATGCTTTGAAGGATACGGCATCATGCAGGAAACAAAGCAGAATCCATATGGACTGGTACGCATGATACGTTTCCAAAATTCAATTTACGCTTTGACTGTGCCAAAAATAGAACAGGCATTCACCGACGGAACGATAAACTTTGTGAATAGTAGGATCATGCGGTGGTACACGAACAATACCGGCTCTGTCATGGATAAAGCAGGAAATAAACGTCTTGTAAAAATAGAGCCAAAACTTCGCAAGAACGATGGATTTTCGGCGTTCACGCAGGCGATGAGTGCCGAGGAATTACTTGATGTAGTTTATGTTTATGTTTAAACGAAAAGGAGGATATATGTTCGAATGGAGACATAAGAAGTCGGATGGTACTGTTATCGATGTATTGCTGGAGTATGTCGCAAGAAACTTGAATGTGACAGAAATGGCAATAGAAAAGGCTATCGATATGACGGCGAAGATGATTGCGAAAAGCCGATTCGATGTATATCGAAATATTGACGGTAAGACAGTGAAACACAAGGATGAGCTGTATTATATGCTGAATGTACGGCCAAACGGAAATGAAAAAGCAACCGATTTTTGGCGTCGTGCCGTGAGGAGACTGATCCGTGATGGTGAGTGTCTGATTATACCGATAACGAATAAGAACAGCCTGTATATTGCGGATACATTTGAGAAGGATGATGTAATCACGAAAGAAACGACTTTCAGCAATATCACCATCGGTGATCTAAGGCTATACAGGAAATATCACTCGTCAGAAGTTATCTACCTACAGAACCGCAACCGAAGGATACGCATGGTCATGGATGCGTTTAATAAGGCTTATGCGGATATGCTGAGTGTTGCGATGGGATGCTACCGTATCGGGAATGCTCCAAAATTTAAGATGCAGATGCCAACATCGGTCAATATGCAGATACAGGATAAAGACGGAAAAAGGGTAACACAGCAGGCTTACATACAAAAAAAGAAAGAGGAATTGTCAAGCAAGGACCTGGAAGTGATTATGCTAGGTAATCAAATCGAGTTGAATGAGCTGACAAAGCAAGGAAAAACATTTGATGATGTCCAGAAAGTTGAAACGCATATTAAAGAGACAGTGGCATTCATGTTCGATATTCCGATCGATGTGTTCATTGGAAAGACGACAGAGAAATCCAATGCTATGAATGATATGATCACATTTAATGTTTCACCGTTAGTGGAAATCATAAATGATGGTATCAATGCATGTGTATTCACAATGGAGGAATTTTTAAAGGGTGAGATGGTGGAAATCGATCAATCTACTTTTAAACATGTGGATATCCTGGATGTTGCTGTGCAGATCGACAAGCTAATGAGTGATGGATTCAGTCATGACGATATCCGTGGTTTCATCGGCCTGCACGAAACAGGCGAAGCATGGGCGCAGGAGCATCATATAACGAAGAATTATGGACCTGCGGAAGGAGGTGAAAAGAAAGATGAATAAACCGTATCAATTTGTAAAGCAAGGCGAGGATGTGACTGAATTGCTGATTTACGGCGATATCACTTCATTTGATTGGCATGAATCGGACACCGGAGCATATTCATTCGCAAAAGATTTAGCAGAAATCGACGCAGATATCATCGTACGCATCAATTCTTATGGTGGAGAAGTGGCGGAAGGTCTGGCGATCTACAATCAACTGAAAGCATTCAAGCATAATGTCACGACAGTATGTGATGGGTTTGCGTGCTCAGCAGCAAGTGTGATCTTTATGGCAGGGGCGAAGCGCATCATGCCAAATAGCTCGTTGTTGCTGATCCACAATGCATGGACGTGGACAGCGGGAGACAGCAACGAGCTTCGGAAGCAGGCGGATGATTTGGAAAAGATCACGCAGCCTTCCGTGGAGATATATAAGTCGGTTGCTACCATCAGCGAAGAGGAAATAAAAAGCATGATGGATGAAGAAACATGGATCACAGCAGAAGAAGCTCTATCCTATGGCTTTGCCACAGAAATTCAAAAGGTAGAAGCTCAACAGAAAGCAGAAGACAAGATGATGTATTCGCTCGTCATGAAGTGCAAGCAGCTTGAAAAAAAGCTGCAGGAAAGCAGCGGCGAGGAACCAGATGCATGGGCATCATATTTTAAAGGAAAGTAATATGAAGGGAGATAAAAATGAATCTGGTAGATGCGATGCGAAAAGCATTTAGCGAAAAGAAATATGTCTCAAATGATACATTCAAACATCACGGTGTGAAGATAGCGCCGGATGAACACCAGAATTATTGCAATCTGATCAATGAAAAAGAAAAATCAGTAACTCCTATGTGGGAACCTGGGATCACTGATTTTCTGGATGATACGTGGGATGTCGTTGATTGATCATACGATTAGTTTGATCTGATAAGGGAGACCACTAGCCCATTTGATTTCAATCAAGCCTTTCTGATTTAGCATTTTCAATGCATTGCATAAAGATTCACTATCAGTATTTGGAAAACGAAGCAGGAAGATGTTCCAGTCTGAAAATACGCAATCATGAGTCGTACGGTATTCAGCATGCAAAAAATCAAGACATGACTTAGAAAGAGTATCTACATCCATTATTTCACCCCCTTCCTTGACAGGTAAATCATGCCATACGGACAAGGGAGGTCAACACAAGACATAGAGATGTCATACCTGAAGGAGGAAAACAAAATGATTTTTGAAAAAGGAAACGAAAAACTGAAACAGGAGATCAAGGATATCCTTGATAATGCAGAAGACAAAACAGAAGCGATCGTGCAGGCATTGGAGAAATACAACACAGCAGCACATCAAAATTTGGTAGAAGAAATCAAAGAAGAGGCGGCTCAGGCGGAGCATGATGAAGAATACCGTAAGTCTCTACAGCTGCGTAAGCTGTCTAAAAAGGAGAAGGAATTCTACGGCATGTTGAAGAGCCCTAAACAGTCTATTACCGCTGACCAGGTGACGATCATTCCGGAGGAGACGATCGATTATACACTGGCCAACGTAAAGAAGAAATCACGCTTATCTGAGCTGATCACATTTGCGCCGGCTACTGTAAAAAAATGGATACTTGCGGAAAAGAGCGGGAAAGCATCATGGGGTGGTTTGACGGATAAGATCGTTGAAGAATTATCTACTTCTTTTGAGACCATCAACTATGAACTAGGGAAGCTCAGCGTCGCATTGATCATCCCAAAAGCGATCAGAGATCTGGCTGAACCATTCGTGGATAAGTATTTCACAGCGGTGCTGGAGGAAGTTATGAATGATGGTATCGAAACCGGATATTTTAATGGCACTGGGGTACATTCTCCTATCGGTGTATTTAAGAAAACAGCAGAAGTAAATGAAGATAAAACAGCAAAGGACAAGACGCTGTTGACGAACATCAAGGGATTTGCGCCAAAACAGATTGCAGATGTATTGGTGACACTGACACATAAAGGGACACGTTCTGTGTCAGATGTGAAACTGGTATGCAATCCGATCGATAAATTCAAGTATGTCGATCCGGCACTCTTTGGAGAAACGCGAGAAGGTGGGTATGCAAAGAAGTCAGCGGTACCGATCGACGTTATCGATACTCCGAATTGTCCGGAAGGAAAAGCAGGATTTACGATTGCAGGCTACTATTCTATGGGATTCAGCGGTTTAAATATTCAGGAATACAAGGAAACCAAGGCGCTGGACGATGCAAATGTGTTGATCGCCAAGGTGTACGGAAATGGTCGTGCTGTAGATGATGATGTGTTCGTACCGTTCGATCCAACGAAATTAGAAGAATTCATTCCACGCGTTTCTGTGGTAGGTGAGGTTACCACGAAAGCGAGTGCATAATGGATGAAGTATTGAAGCAGATCGTGAAAGAAGTGAGGGATGAATTTCAGATCCCTCCTTACTTTCCAGACACTTCTTTGACGAATTATGCAAAAGAAGGGGAAGCCTTTCTGCAAAGCAAGAAAAGCCATGACATCGAAACAGACATGACAGCGCGTTCATTGTTGAAAAACTATATCAACTACGCTTATTTCAAACGTCTGGATGAGTTTGAGAACAACTACAATCACAACATCGTAGGATGGCAGCTGGAGGATGATAATGGAAATACCGGTATTCAATGACGGAAGATTCCGTCTATACACGATATCAGAAACAACAGATATCTATCCCAAAGAGATACCAGTACCGACAGATATGTACATATGGTATCAGGAGCTAAGCGTCGGTGATAGATTGAAGAGTGATCTAAAACAGCAGGGAATCGAAGTGACTACAAAATTGAGGATACCTCAATACAAAGGGATATCGTCAAATAACGTGGTGGAGATTGATGAACAACTATATCATGTTTATAATGCATACCATTTTTGTGATACGGATGGTGTGCTGAAAACAGACTTGACACTGGAGGTGTATGACTATGACAAAGAGTGAGCTTGTAGAATTGCTGGAATCGTTACATATCGCATGCAATGAGGGCCAGTCAACGAAAAAGAATACGGACATATACCCACGTATCGTATTCTGGGATTATGCATGGGAAGATGTAATGGCAAGCGGAGGAGATTATGCAGCAGTTGAGACATACCAGATATCATTCTTCGCAAGAGAGCCACGGCATCCAAAGCTGCTGGAGCTGCGTGAAGCGTTGCGAAAGGCAGGGATGCATCCTATGATCAGTCACGAGTACGTACAGACGGATAAGGTATTTCACTCATTTATGGCGGTAGAGGTATATGCCTAGATCAAGAGTATCGAGTGGAGATGAATTGGAAGGGTTTCAGGAGCTGAGTGATCTGCTTTCTGAAATGTCTAAAGAAATAAGTGAGGAAAATGTAAAAGAAGTGTTGTCTGCCGGTGCACAGGAATTCGTGAATATCCTATTGAAACTACCGAAGCCGATATCACGGATCCGTTCGCCTGGTTACACCCATATGATAGATACCTTCGCATTGAAGGAAAAAGGAAAACAGGTGGAAGTGGGATGGGGGAAATACTATGGTCCGATGCAGGAAAACGGATGGCTCAGCAACAGAGGGAATCCGCACATGATTCCTGCGTGGAACAGAAACAAAGAAAAGATATACCGGTCTATGATAGCAAGAACAGGACTGGGGAAAGGATAAAATATGTCAATCAATAACAAAAGACCTCCTGTAAAGGAGACAGTAGGTGCACAGTATATATGCTTTGCTAAGACTGCAGAGGAAAGCGATGAATTCACCGGAACATATGAAGAAGAAGTTGAGAAAACAGAAGTCGTAAAATCAGTGTCAGTAAGTGAGAATGCTGAAAGTACGCCGGTGAAAGCTAGCGGAAAGGTCTATATGACTGCATCAGCTGACGCTAGTACAGAAATCAGTGTTGAAGTCATTGCATTTGTGTCAAGAACACTGGCGCGGATGCGAGGTGATAATGTTGATGAAGAAACAGGGCTGGTAACAAGTGGAAAGCCCAAAAACAAACCGTTCTTTGCATATGGTAAAGTCGTGAAGCTTACTGGAGACAATGTGCGATTCGACTGGTTTCCGAAATGTCAGCTGACTTCCAACACAGATGAAGCGCAAACCAGTGAGGATAAGTTTTCAGAGCAGAACGATACACTTACGATTTCAGCGCTACCGTTTGATGATGAAGGAAACATCGTCGTAAAGATCGATTCGAATATCAAGATGCCAAAAGGACTGACAGAAGAACTATATTTTTCAAAGCCGCTGCTTTCTGCAGCAGACTTAAAATCAGTCTTACCGCCAGATGCTCCGTCAGAGGTATAAAAAATGAGAGATATCAGACTGGCAGACGGCAGCTTATTGTCTGTGGGCATAAATTTCCACACTATCAAACTTATCAGCGATATGAAACTGAATAAAAAGATGAAAAGATTAGAGAAGAATCCAAAGGATGCTAGACTTCAGATGGATATTGCTGCAAAGCTGATCTATGTGATTCTTCGTTCGAATGGGCGCAGAATCGATGAGGAGGAAGCTATGCAGCTGATTCCACCGGATGAAGATGCGATCAAAGAGATATTCGAAGAGTTTGCGAAAAAGATGCAGGTTTTTGAAAAAAAAAGGGAACACAAACTGAGAAAAGCGTAAATGATATAAACTGGGCTGAAATCTTGTACACCGCACTACATATCGGCATGAGTGAAGAAGAATTCTGGATGATGGATCCGTTTATGTTTTACGATATGGTTGAGTATCATAACAAGCTGGAAAGGAGTAAATATGGGAAGTGACATGAAACGTGTTGGGCTGGTATTCGATGCGGATGGTGTAGTTGATTTTCGACAATCATTAAAAAATGTAAATTCTTCGCTTTCAGAAAATCGTGCACAATTCAAACTGACAAAATCGACATGGGATGATACGACAAAAGCATCGCAGAAGCTGAAAGATACGCAAACATATCTATCTAAGCAGTACGAGGAATCTGCAAAGAAGGTCAATGTATTAAGTACGGAATTGAAAGAATTAGAAGATTCCGAAAACAGGGATGAAGCTGCAATATCAAAAAAGAAGGCGGCATTATCGACTGCTACGGCATCTATGAACAATTACAAAAAGGGATTAGATGAAGTAAGTGTGAAATTAAAAGCTGGGACAGCTGATATTGAAGCGTATGCAAAAAAGTTGGATGCAACGGGCAAGAAAATATCTGCAACAGGGAAAACACTAACTAAAGGACTGACTGCTCCGATTGCCGCAGCAGGAACGGCGGCAATGGCAGCATGGTATGAGATCGACGAAGCATATGACAACATCGTAGCAGGGACCGGAGCTACAGGGGACAATCTGCAAGGGCTTCAAGATGTCTTTGATGAAGTATTCGGCAGCATGCCGGTCGAAGCTATGGATGCCAGCAATGCGATCGCAGACCTAAATACAAGGTTCGGTTTCACAGGTGATACGCTGCGTGATGCATCAGAAGAATTTCTAAAATTTTCAGAAGTAAACAAAACTGACGTTTCGCAGTCCATACAGCTCGTATCGCGTGCGATGGGAGATGCAGGCATCGAATCGTCTCAATACTCATCCGTGATGGATGCACTTACGGCTGCAAGTCAGGCAAGTGGTCTGTCAATCGAATCATTAACGACGAATTTAGCAAAATACGGTGCACCGATGCGTGCACTTGGATATGATACGCAGGAAAGTATCGCAATCTTTGCTCAATGGGAAAAAGCCGGTGTTAACACAGAAATAGCATTCTCTGGTATGAAAAAGTCTATCTCAAATTGGGGCAAAGAGGGTAAGGATGCCAGGGTAGAATTTAAGAAGACACTGAAAGAAATCGAAGCATGTCCGGATATTGCAAGTGCGACATCAAAGGCTATCGAGGTGTTTGGTGCGAAAGCTGGACCTGATCTGGCAGATGCAATCCAAAGCGGGCGTTTTTCTATTGAAGAAATGATGAAGGTTGTAGAGAAGAGCGGTGGCATAGTAGAGCAATCTTACAACGACATGCTCGACCCAGCAGATAAAGCAAAAGTTGCTATGAACAACTTGAAACTGGCAGGTGCCGAACTTGGGGACACGATACAGACTGCACTTGGACCTATATTACAGGGTCTGAGTGATATTTTGAAAAGTGTAACAAGCTGGTTCAAAAATCTGGATGATAAAACAAAAATGATCATCGTAACAGTAGGGGCACTAATTGCAGCTATAGGACCATTGCTCGTTATCATCGGAACAGTGGCTAGCTCGATCAGCAAGATCATACTCCTATACACACAGTTTACAACTGCTTCAGCCGGAACGACCGCAGCAACAGGCGCTTTGGGAACATCGTTCAGTACATTGCTGTTACCTATAACAGCTGTGATTGCTATTATAGCTGCAGTTGTTGCGGCCGTAACACAGTTGTGGAATACGAATGATCAATTCCGTGCGTCAGTTGAAGCAGCGATGGCCAGTGTTCAGGAAACACTGTCAAATCTTTGGGAAACGATTCTAAAACCGATATTTGATATCATCGTAGAAACATTGAATAACATATGGGAAAACGGAATCAAGCCTTTGTGGGATGAATGGGTGGCATTCGTAGGGGATATCATCATCGCTATGACAGGACTATGGGATTCTGTAAAACCAATCGTAATGTGGTTCATTGATACTTTTGGTCCACAGATCGTAAATGCGTTTCATTATGTTGGAGACACGATTGCAAACGTCATAAATACGATATTAGGCATATTCGAATCATGGGTAAAGAATACAAAAGAAATCATTACAAGTATCATCGGAGTATTCAAAGGTATCATCGATTTTATAAAAAGCGTATTCACCGGGGATTGGGAAGGCGCTTGGAATGCAGTAGTATCTATATTTGAAAATATCTTTGATGGTATCGTTGGGATAGTAAAAGTACCTATCAACCTCGTAATTGGTCTGATAAACGGTATGATCGGTGCGTTAGAATCCGGTATAAACTATTGTATACGGGCAATCAATACACTTTCCTTCGATGTTCCGGATTGGGTTCCGTTTGCAGGTGGTGAGCATTGGGGATTTGATTTCAGCACCGTAAGTCTAGGGCGCATTACACCATTGGCAAAAGGAGGGACTCTAATGAATGGTATGGCATTGGTTGCCGAAGCTGGACCGGAGTTATTGCTGCAGCAGGGTACGAAAACGACCGTAATGCCGTTATCAAACGGAGGTGGAGCGACACCGACGGAGATAGTAGATTACGACAAGATGGCAGCATCATTTATAAAAGCACTGCGCTATTTGCAAATTAAAGTAGATGATGATGTACTGGGAAAATTCGTTGATGAAAGAATGTTGAAGGTGATTTGATATGTTTATTTTCAAGGGTATATCAAGTGACGATATGGGTGTTGTAGTAGAGGAAGAAGACTTTTTCAAGAAGTCTTCTATCTCTTATGAAGAAATAAGCGTAGCCGGCGTAAACGGAAGCGTCTATGCAGCAAACGGAAGCAGAAAGGATGTAATATCAAGCTTCAATATCTTTCTGTTGAGGGATAACATAGACGATGTTATGTCATGGCTGGATGGTGAAGGTATATTCGAGTTTAATGGTCGTGCAGTTGAGATGCTTATATATGAGCAAGTGGAACCATTGCGGTCAAGCAATATTAAAACAGCAACGATAAACTATATTCGCCGGCCGATATGGAGTGATGCGAATGATTATTATCTGCCATGTTATGGTACGGTGCAAAATCGTGGAAATACAGTATCGTATCCCATTATTCATTTGATCGGATCCGGGAAGGTAGATATCTCCATAGGAAGCATACGGTTTCAATATGAATTTAAAAATGATCGTGAAGTGTATATCGACTGTATGGAGAAGCGGGAAACGTTGAACGGCATAAGAAAAGGAAGGAACATCACGATCGGTTTTGAATACCCATTTCTACAGGCAGGAACAACTGTCGTCACGATCCATTCCGGGACATGCGAGATATATTTTAAAAGGAGGAATGCCTGGTTATGAAAGTTTTCGAAGCAAAAGAAAAAGAATACAAAACGAATGGACTTGGATTCATCACTCCTTTAAAATGTATCGAAACGAAAAAGAAATCATTGAACGGGTGGTATGTTGAAGCGTCTGTATCAAGCGATTATTCAGACATAATCATAAACGATAACATAATCGTTATTGAAACAAAGGAAAAGGGACCACAGCCATTTCGTATTAGAAATCCAGAAACGAACAACAGTATCATTTCTTTTACCGCAGATCATGTCGTATTTGATACAGCACGTTATACGGTAGATGATGTACGTCCTACAAATTTGATCGGTGCAGAGTTTTTGAAATATATCAACGCTAGGCTGGATACAACAAGCCCGTTTACGTTTGATTCAGATATTCCAACGAGGAAGACGAAGTACTTCATTCGGAAGGATTTTCTGACCGTATTAGAAGAAACTGAGGAAACGTTTGAAGGAGAATACGATATAGACAACTATCATATCGATATGAGATCAAGTGTGAGCAGAATGAGCGATGAGTGTCTGATATACGGTAAAAATATACAAGGCTTGAAAAAGTATGAAGACTGGTCAGAAGTGTGTACCAAGATATTACCAGAAGGTCCTGACGGTCTTTTACTTCCGGAAGTGTATGTTACCGCAGATGTGCAATATGATATCCCATATACACGAAACGTATCATTTTCTTTACAGACAAAAAAGGAAGACGATACAGAAAAAACAGAAGCGGAATTGATCACAGAGTTACGTGCATCTGCAATAGCATTTCTTAATGAACATAAATATCCAAAAGTAAATTATACAATTACATCAGATATAAATCAGGAATTGGCTATAGGGGATATCATTCCAGTAAAGCATCCACTTGTAATAATAGAAACAGCTGTCCAGGAATATCGGTATGATGTTCTTAAAAAGCGTGTTATATCGATCGTATATGGAAATTATGAGCGAAATGTAAAGAAGGCGTTCGGAAATATTGCGAATCAGATCGAACAACTGGAAAAGAAAAGCTCTAATTTCCTGACAGAAGCAATGAATACAGTAGCATACCTTATGAATATTGCAGGGAAAAATGGCAGTATCGTTTTCCGTAAAAACAATAAAGGCGTGATATATGAAATACTTGCTATGGACACAGATTCTATGGAAACCGCAAAGACAGTGATGCGACTAAACAATCAAGGACTGGCAGGCAGTACAAGCGGTGTGAACGGCCCGTACAGTGTGGCGGTAATGGCAAATGGATCAATTACTGCGGATGCAATTCTATCAGGGATATTACGTTCTATAGAAATTATGAATGGTGATGGAACTTTTCATGTCGATAAGCAAGGGAATGTTACCATAAAGAAAGGAACGTTTAATTTAGGAGAAGGAAATTTCATTGTTGATCAGGATGGAAATGTGACTATAAAAAAAGGTGCATTCAATATCGCTGGGAACTTTATCGTTAATAACGATGGCTCGTTGACTGCAAAAAAAGGAGAGTTCACAGGGAGTATAAATGCGAACGATGGAAATATAGGAGGATGGAATATTGATTCCAATGGTTTATATAACGGTACTGTAAAGATAAAGAATAGCGGAATCACCAATATATATACGTGGGCCGATGTGTATATGGTTCGCATGATAGTTTCAAATGTTGTAACTGCAGATGCGGATATGATCTCCCATTATGATTTCAACGGTGATGGTAAAATAACTTCTGCTGATTACGTTATTTTGAAGAATAGATTAAAAGCTATGTAGGAGGTGGGATGGCATGTATAGGATACAAAAAAGCAGGGGATGAAAATGTATATTTGGCGATTGCTGTTGACGCTGATACTGCCAATACAAAAACAGCTTATATAGCAAATACTGCTGATCGTATTTTAAAAGTCGCGAACGGAGAAATAGAAGTAGAAAACAAGCTTATAAAAAGATGGGATATTCCAGGGAATGTTAATGGTTATTTTTATGCGAAAGATGGCGCTAAAATAACAGTCAAAAACGAACTTATAACAGAGATAGGGTGATGCGTATGAACGAAAACAAAACAAGGAACGTAAGCCATGCTTCCGAGCCGGGAGAAAGATCTGTCGGAAAAGCAAAAACATTCGAAGAGTGGCTGGAAAAGCAGAGAGATCAGGAGGAAAAAGATGAAGATGGGAAGATGGCACCTGCTGATCACGCAACATTTAAGAATAGATTAGAGGATGTAAAGAAAGGTGGGTAATGAATGAACGTTATATGTAAAATAAAACGCATCGGAAGGTTTATCGAAGTATTGGATAATGATTTTATCGGTTTCCGGCACTCAGCTAATCTGTATATTGAATTGATACAGGAGAAAATACAAAATGATCCTTTTTCCGGTATGCACATCACTGCCTATTGCGGACGCAAAAGATCAAAAAATACTATATTATGTCCGTTAGAAAAACAGGATGATAAAACATATATTCTTTTGAACACTGATGTATTCACAAAAAGCGGTGAGGTATATCTATCGTTGGCTGCGATCGATGAAGAAAACATTGTCATAACATCAAATAATTTAGTTTTGAAAGTTGATGATTCTAACAAAATCAAAGCTGCAGTTTCTCCACCGGAAGAATATTGGCAAAGAGAAGTATTAAGTGCTATGAAGTCATGGTATACGAGTAATGTTGATCCTTATTTTGAAAAAAGCAAAGAGAAATTAGATGATTTGATAGACCAAACTAACGAATCTCAAAAGGATGTAAAAAATGCAGTGGCACAATGTTATGATGCTATATCAGCACTGCAACTTGAAACATTCGATATGGACGGCGGTGACCCGTTCACACAAGCGAGCGAAGACGACATCGATGTAAACGGTGGATATCCGATATAAAGAGAGGAGAATGAGAAATGCCATTTTATACAATAAGACCACGTGCTGGAACAAAGGCACAATGGGAACAATCAAATATGGTTTTGAAAGAACGCGAAATCGGTTATGAAATACCGAATGCAGGTGTTGGAAAGGGAATCGTTAAAATGAAAATGGGGGATGGAGTAACACCTTGGAATAGTTTACCTTATGCAATACCTGACGCATTAACACCTAGCGATATCGTTACGACGGATTCAACATCCAATGCAAAAGTACCTAGTGCCGGATATTGTAAAAAGAAATTCGATGATATAAAAACCGAATTAAACAGAAATACTGTTCAATTAACTAATTCGGTATATCTTCCTCCGGTCAATATGTATAGAAGTGGGCAAGTCGTTTATTTAAAATGTGCTGGTTATATGCAAAAGGAATTGGCAGCGAACGGAGAGACTACGATAGCTACGCCGTCGATGATTCCGGAAGCTTTTCGCCCAACAGTAGATCTAAATTTCTATGAAATCGTAGGTAGTACAAAAATTATCGCAAAGATAAATATTAAACAGGATGGAACTATTTTGTTTTCCCCTCTTGAAAAAATAGTAAAGGATGTTGGCGTCAACATACACCTTACATATATAACAGGAAAATCTACTATCTAACGAAAGGAGCATTAAGATATGGAATTTATTAAACTGAAAAATGGCAGTAGATATCAGCTGATCACAGACGGATTCAATGTCGGAGATAATCATGTGAAACTTGCTTTCATTGCTGATAGATCACTAAAAGAGATTCATTCTGAATTCTCAAAAAAGGAAAATGTTGAGACATTATGTGTAGAAACCGCAACAGGTGAAACACTAACTGTCTGTGATGGATATGTGGTTTTAGACAGCTACGTATCATTAGATTTGCATTATGAGGTATCGCCAGTTGAATATGGCGGTGATGGGGAAGTTGTAAAAGCAGCTGATTATGGTGAAGTCGCTTTCTTATCTTTATATAAAGAAACAGCAGAAAGCATGCTGGAAGAATTGAAACTTAAGCAAGAGGTGACTGCACAGGCAGTTCAAGATTTGATACTGATGGCGGCAGGAGGTGAAGCATAATGGCAAATTTTCTGGTATATCGTATCTTAGATGGGAAGCTTGATTTTGCTGATGTCCCCAAAGCGCTAGAAGCCGGAGTGAAAAAAATTCTGGTTGAGACAGGTCACGAAGAATTAACGAAGTAGTATAAGAGGGTAAAACGCCCTACATATTGCCAAGAATGGCGGAAAGAGATGAGGTAAATGAAACATATGGCACAAACAATCACAGACAACTACAACGCATTTGTGGGAACTGTTATAGCAGTTATCAGCGTGATATTCGGAGAACACTGGTATCTGTTTGCTTTGTTCCTTGCACTTAATATTGCAGACTGGGTAACAGGTTGGATGAAGTCAAGAATCATGAAAAAAGAAAATTCAGTAAAGGGTTGGCAAGGAGTACTTAAAAAGATTGGATACTGGATCATGATCACGTTTGCATTTATGGTTGCAGCGGGCTTGATCGAAATTGGTGAGATAATCGGTGTAGACTTGCAGATTACAACACTGCTTGGATGGTTCGTACTGGCAAGCTTGATTGTGAATGAAGCACGCTCCATCTGTGAAAACTTCGTTGAAGCGGGATTCAACGTACCAAAAGTTTTGAGCAACGGCTTAGCTGTTGCCGACAAACTTATTAACAAAGAAAGCGAGGATGAGGAATAATGAAAAAAGCAAAAGATTTGGTATCATACGTAAAAGAGAAAGCCGCAAAGGACAAGACGATCTATGTTCTGGGAGCTTTCGGGAATAACTTTACTTCAGCGTTTTTAGAACAGAAGTGTAATCAGCTGGCATGGAATCAGGAAAACCGCGGATTCTTGTCCGGGTATGTAGATAAGGGGTATCAGGCTTTTGACTGTGTAGGACTGATCAAAGCGTTCCTGTGGGATGATGATCCATCCAATTACAAAGCATCAGAAGATGAAAACGAAGTCATGATGTACGATCGTGCAAAAGTAAAAGGTATGATTGCATCCATGCCGGAAAGACCAGGCATTCTGGTATTCATGCCTGGCCATGTTGGTGTATATATCGGAAATGGTTATGTAGTCGAGTGTACACCGAATATGCCATTGGGTGGCTGGGGAGTATTAAAAACCAAGTTTGCAGGCCGTGGCTGGACGAAATGGGCGGAATACGCACGTATCTCGTATGAAAAAACGACAAGCAAGCCGTCAAATAATAAACCGGCAAACAAGCCATCCAATAAGAAGCCGGACCAGTATCTTACAAAAGATTCCAAAGTAGAATTTGTGAGAAAGATGCGTGTTGAAAAATACGATGCAGCAAATGACTGGATCTACAGCTCTGTCGTAGGTGGATGGTTCTCACCGTCGATCTGTAAAGAAGTATCAGCTGCCGATGGTAAGAAGGACCAGTATTTCGCAAATACGAATGCTGAATTTACCATTCCGGGCACCTTCACCGTATCGAAAGTGGATGAAGCAAACGACCTTGCATACCTGAAAGAATTGGGCTTCTGGGTAAAATGCGGAGCGCTGGTTGAAGTAAAAGAAGGAAAATAAGAACAAACATGCTTTTCTTAATAGAAAAGCATGTTTATGGTGTAAAATAAAATAAATGGAGGAATAAAAAATGGATGCATCAGAATTATTGATAAAGCTTGTTATGGCATTAGCTTTAGCTGGAGGATTTGGATATATAAATTATTATATATTACAGAATATTGGCGTAATAAACATATCAAAAGAAGATAAAGATGATAAGAGTTTTTCTTTAATATTGTTTTCCGTACTAAATGTATTATTATTCATTATGATAAATAGTATTTTTGGTAAAGATGTAGATATATGGATACTTGTATCAGGCACAATGATTTTAACAATAGTTCTTTCATTTACTATTTTTAAGTGGATGATGAAAGGATTATTCAGTATTTTTAACAAAACAAGAAAAAAAGAAGAATTAGGAGAAATAAGTAATAGTTCAGTACGTACACTGATTTTTGATAATAACAGAGTATTATTTGTTTATATGTATGAATTGGATTCTGATAAGCTGCTAGCTTATGGATGCATGGGATGGCAGAATGAATCAAAAGAATATGATTTTGAAATGGAAATTATTCCAACTGATAAAGCAAAGCGTTTGGTATTTAATGAAGCTATGGAAATGGCACAAAAAAACGATGATGTATCACTGTACGTCAACGTTGATAAGAAAATAAAAATTGTTGTAATACCAGAACCGAAAGAGTGATATTATCTCTTCGGCTCTTTCGTATTTGTTGTTGGACGAGGCGGCCTATAAGTGGAATTACCATTTCTCTCTTGGATTGAACCAGTGTCATTTTTAGATGTATTAGGTACTCTGCCAGTGTTTTTTTCACTCATATCATTATTCCTCCTGTATGTAAAAATATTATCATAGCGAATAGAAAAGTCAATATATTAAAAAAAGAAGATAATAGTAAATGCTAAACAAAAGAGAAATATAGCGTTTTTTTTTGCTAAGTTGTTTTATATACCTAGTTATTTAATTAACGCATCCTGCAGTGTCTGTGAATAATTGACTTTGCAAATGGTTATGATATAATAAAGACACAGAGATATCCGTTAATTGACGGATGGAAAACCACCTGTTATATTAAGTAGTAGGTGGTTTTCTGCATTAAGCTGCTATCCACACTAGAAAGTAGCCTTTTTTGCTAAACATGGAACTTACAATATTTTACTAAGATAATGATTTGCAATTTTTGAAGAAATGCTATATAATTTCGTCGTCGCTCTTTCATACAGTTTATGCAGCGACAATGAGACAAAAGCCGGCAATAAGCTGGCTTTTTATTAGCAGATTAAAATTAAGAAAAATTAAATAATTAGAGTTTACATACATGTGAATATGTAATATACTTTTATTGGCTCTCTACCCCTTTCGGAAATACCCCAATATTTCCCCACGGAGAGTCAGGCCGGTGTATTCCGGCTTTTTATTTGTTGTTTCAAAATGATTGCAAAATATTTTTAATATGATAAAATAGCATAGGCATTGATATGCTACTGCCTAGGTATCGTACAATGCATAGCCATTTGGCAAAGTCCGGGTAAAACCGGACTTTTTATTGCTTATGACACAAAAATGTTCATAATATGTTTACAAATGTTCATATAAGCTATATAATGATTACGTTGCCGCTCATTGAAAAGAAAGGGATACCTAGGCAGTATTTCGCGGCACTTGACCACCTTTGGGTGGTCTTTTAATTAACCGTTATCAAACGTTTAATCTTTTATCAATAAGTATTATAATAAGCCTAAATAGGCATCTAATTCCTCCATATCATATATTGAGATGCGCAGATGTATCTCAATAACACGTAAGGAGGAAATATATATGTGTAACAGATGTGGATGTAATGATTATGTTTTTTACGGATTTAGCGATTATGATTTTGATAGATTCGACTGGGACAGAGGCTATAGTTGCTATGATGACTATGGTAGAAATGCATTGAATGAAGCAGAGCGAATAGCTCGTTTCGCAATGCGTCGTGACTGTAGAGAAAATCGTTGCGCACGACAATTTGTACGCTGCATGAGAAATGCCCGGTGCGGATCTAATTGGTAA